GACCTTGTAGACCAAGGAGACCTTGAAGCCCTTGTAGACCAATAACACCTTGTATACCCTCTAGACCTTGTAGACCAATAAGACCTTGTAGACCAATAAGACCCTGTAGACCTTGTAGACCAATAACACCTTGTATACCCTCTAGACCTTGTATACCCTCTAGACCTTGTAGACCAATAAGACCCTGTAGACCTTGTAGCCCAAGGAGACCTTGAAGTCCTTGTAGACCAATAACACCTTGTATACCCTCTAGACCTTGTATACCCTCTAGACCTTGTAGACCTTGTAGACCAAGGACACCTTGAAGCCCTTGTAGACCAATAACACCTTGTATACCCTCTAGACCTTGAGGCCCTTCTGTACCTTCAATCTGTACAGGAGTTCCCCAATTATATTGATTATTCGTCCAACTGTAATTACCTATAGATTGCCATATTGGGTCACTACCAGTTAAATTAGGATCATTAGACCACCCATTGCTAGGAATATTAGGATAAGTTGTACTTGTTTCGCTATTACTCGTACCTAAATCAGGGGCGCTAGAACTTCTTATAAAAATGAACTCAGAGGTTGAAGCTCCTTGATACACTATTGATCCACCAACCCAGGTAATAGTTGTACCATTAACATAACTTCCACTATTTATAACTGCTTTATAGCTATAAATAAAGGAGAAAGGTTCTAGGTCAGGAATGGTTTCAGACCAATTAGCATCATTAATTGTAAGAGTATCTGTTGCAAAAGTGTAACTACTAGAAGTAGGCGCAGTAGGATCAGTTACATATCCATCAAGATCTATTAATCTATAGATAGTTAGCTCTTTTACAGTTGCCCCTGAACCACCTTGTAGTCCTTGTAGACCAATGGTACCTTGCAGACCTTCTTGACCTTGTAGACCTTGTAGACCAATGGTACCTTGCAGACCAGTGACACCTTGTATACCTTGCTGGCCTTTAGGGGTCTTAGAGAAAGTTTGAGTTATGTAAAAAGTTTGAGTACCCTCTACATTAATTGCCCATGTAATACTTCCTGTAGCGGCAATGAGCCCACTAGCTTCCCCAGTTACATAGGACTTATTTAAAGGTCCTCCGCCTACTGTAGCTGAAGTATTATTCGCAGTAATGTTTGTACTAGAGTCTACGGACACAGAAAATTCATTAGTGCTAGGACTTGACGCTACATTTGTAATCTGTACGCCTGCCTTGTATACCTCTATTTGAGTAGGGGTATCTGTATAATCACCAGTGCTTCCGTTAGTATCCCCAAAATCAGTAGGAACTGCAGTAGCAGCGTTAGTACTATAAACTTCAATTCCGCCTGCGCCTTCCTTAATAGCAGAAATACTAATAGAGTCAAATGCTAGCTCTACCTGATTCCCGTCTGCAACACCTACTCTTAGTGTTTGTGGAGCAGTAAAATGAGAAGCAGGAATCGGAAACGTAAAAGTATCTGATAATTGGGTATCACCATCTGTAAAAGTAGTTTCATCTGTAATTCCGTCTCCTGTAAATTTAAAGAACCCATTATTTACATTCTGAGCGGTCGCTGTTAATGTGATAGTTCCAGAAGGGCTGGGATTAGAGCCGCTAGAGTCATACTGAATTGTATAATCTTGGGCAGTAAGATTCACAACTATACCATTTGTACCTGCAGCTCCTCGCTGAAGTTTTCTAATTACCCAGGTACTTGTTCTCTGTTTTGAAAGATTATTGGGATCATCAGCTTCTCTAACTTCTACAGTTATTTCTATATCTGTTCCAGCTCCATATGCTATGGTATTATTTGCTGTTGTTTCATCAAATATAAGTTTTTGATACTCTTGCCTGTTTGCCCCCGTTGGATATGATACGGGGTAGTTTGCAGGTTGAAAATCAGTATCAGAAGAATCTCCTCCAGTAAGATCACCAGAACTCCAAGACATTTTAAATTCAGGCTTAGTATAACCAATAGCTAAAGCTCTAACATTGATTGTACCAGGCTGTTGATCAGCAGCACCACTGCTTAAATAAGTTAGCTCTCTAACATCTCCATCTAAAAATAAACCTTTAGATAAAGATAAGTTAGGATCTAATACTATATAACTTGTAAGACGATACTCATTAGATATAGTATTATATGCTACTGCTGCTATTATAGAATCCTCCAGATAATCTATATCTAAAGTATCCTGCTTTATAGATGCTGCTGAGAAAGCGGTATCAAATACATTATCAATGAAAAGCTTAGTGTCGCTAGCTATATAAGATACTCTAGCATATCTGTTACTATCAAATTTAAGTAAATTGCCTACATTTAACTCTGTAGTAAATGCTGTACCAGAACCCTCAACACATGTTTCATTTATGCCAACACTTATAGTACCAGTAACACTTGTCCAAACGCTTTCTGGATCATTAGCATATTGATTTAAATCAACCCAAGCATATTGACCTGTTCCTGACTTACCAAACTGTTTTCGTGTTATTAACTTTATAGCATCGGCAGAACCGCTATTAAATTTATCATAGTCTACGAATAAGTATCCTACAGGAAAAACAGGTTTTGAATTATTTCTAGCTCTATCAGTTGTTTCTATAAATAAAGATGCTACATCAGTATCGGAGTAACCTAAGGCATTGATTGTCCAATCAGTGTAAGTTCCTGTTCCATTTACAGAGGTTATGTCTACTACTAAAGTTGTCCCTGTATAAGAAGTTACTGTGCCTGTTAAATTAGTGTTTCCATCTGCAGTTCTCTTTATAAAAACAGGTTTATCTGTAACATATGGCAAGCCAGACCCAACAGTAAAAGTTTTAGACCCCGTACTTACACCATTACTAGTACTTGATGTAGTTAAATATCTGGATCCTTCAAGTACTTTACAATCCTGACTATAGGTTAAAGCATTAGTAGGGTCGTTATCTTCCGAATCGCCAGGATTTTGAGAAGGAGCTATCGCTACAGCATTATTTTCAAATCTAACAATACCTGTATCAGAAACACTTTGATTTACTATAAGAGGACTTGTAGCGCTGGCGCCACGTACAATATACCCTATTCTAGGAGATTCTCCATTATAAGTATCTCTTAAATCATATCTGCAATATTTACCTTTAGACAGATTATTTCTACTACTTAAAACCCGAACTACAAAAACTCTATAGCCTTCAGATATTCCATCAAAATCATAAAATTTTCGTTGAGAGTCTACAGTTATAGGACTAGGAACATCCTCTATAGTATGAAATATTTGATACCCTGCTATATCATAAAAATCGTCAGGAGCTTGCCAAGCTACTCTTAAACTGTCTGGAGCACCGATTCCTCTAGACTGCCTACTTACTGCTACGCTTTTAACAGGAGGAATAATTCTAGGTTCTGGCAAATATATTTCATCTGGTACATAGCCTAAAGCATAATCAATTTCGACAGCAGTATATTTCTCATTATAGTGCTCTGCTGCAGAAATCTGATAAGTGTTTTCTTCTTGCTGACCTACTGAAAGAATGCGGTATCGTTTTGCTGAGCCTAACGTAGTAAGGTTTTCAGTAGTTTCTTTTAATGCCCATACGCTACTAGAAGTCGGAGTAACCTCAAAAGTTCCACTAGTTAAAGTTAGTACAGTTACTCCCGTCTGATTAGCTTCTGAAACTCTATACTCTTGTACATGAGTATAAGGTTTCCAATTTAAGCTTAACGGATCTCCTACACCATCTCCAGTTTCTGTAAACGCATTAGAAGCTCTTTCAGAAGTATTAAGCTCAACGTAGGACCATACCCCAGACTCTTTTACCCAGGCTTCTTTTATCTTGTCGCCTCTATTATAGTTGAGACTAGCACTTAAATCGTCTACTATAGTAACACTATTAGAATTTAAAAACGCGGCAGACTCTGTTACCAAAACATTTAAGTCATAAAAAGCGTCCCCTAAATCAATGGAACGATCTATAGTAATCGTATTAGAAGTTGCAGATTTAACTCTTCCGCTTAGAATAGACCCATATCTATCTGCATCTTGAACATTAATAATGTCTCCGGGTCTTAAATATGACCCCGCCAACGCAGTAGAAAAAGTTACAATCTCTGTTTGATTTTGCGCTGTCCAAAGCTTCCATCTACCGTAGCGTAAAGCTTGCCCTTCGGAGGTTGCCCCAAAAGCTACGGCATTAACTGGTTGAAGTTTACCGTCTCTAAGAATAGCATCTCTATCCTCTAGCACTAAAGGGCTAGGGGCATAATTTAACTCTGGATCATTCCAAGTTACAACTACTTGATTAGCTTTAGTCTTGTCTCCAGTACTTTGATATGTAAAATTACCGTCTATAACATTCCCTTTGGTAAAGTTATATACTGGGTCCCCTGGTGCATCTAATATAGGGCTAATTTTCCCGTCCATCCAGTACAAGATACTACCAAAAGTTGTGGCCATATCTTTAAGTACTTTGTAGGCATCACTGGCTTTTGTAAAAAATATGTTTGCTCGATATCTAGGCTCTGTTCCACCGTTACCATCATCTACTAATTCATCACAATACCTAGAAATTCTATATAAGGCATACTTATCAATATCCGACTCTGTAAGATGCTCGCCCAAACCGTATCTTTTATTAGTAAGCATGTCATAAAAAACCCATGCAGGATTATCGGTATAGAATAATTCTTCCTTAAAAGTACCATCCCAGAAAGGGTCATAATTAGCAACACCGCCATTGTACTCCCTTGGAGTATAAGCAGAAGGAATTTTAACTAGTTTCCCTTGTAACTCATAGCTTGTTCTAGGAACTGAGCTAAATTGAGTAGAGTTAAAGGAAATTCCTGCGTGTGCAGTAAAGGGATAATAAAAAGTATCTTTTAATTCAGCAGTAACATTTAGTACCTGAGATACGCTATCTCCCTGCTTGTACTTATCTGGGTCTCCTTCAGAATAGTTTCCACCAAGATTTGTTACAGCCGCTCCAACATGACGACTTAATCTAGCAATTCTTATCTCAAAGTCTACAAAATTATTATTTTTTCTATATCCTTCTAAGTTTACATAATGCTGCCAAGATAGGGGCGCAGAAAAATTTGCAGTATGAGTAACTTGTCCATAAATACTTTGCCAAGAACCCCAAGAACCCCCAACAACTGTTTTGAACCTAATATCCATTGCATATATTGCGGTATTAGCAAGATTGTCTCCAGTTTTAGAATTAACTGCCTGCATTCTGCCATATTTTATTTCAAAACGTATTTCTTTTGCTTCTTTTCTTATTGTATTAGAAGAAGTCCAATTACTAGGAGAAATTATAGTTACAGCTGAATTACCATCAACAGCGTTACTTCCCCCATCTAAGTACCTATCCGTTGCTTTAAGTGTTATACTATTGGCCGTAGCTACAGTTTGTTGTAATTGTTTTAAAGTAGGAGTTGTAATAGCTTGATCGGAAGGTATAGACACTCCCCCGCCTACTCCATTCCAGCTCTCTATCTCATTTTGAACAATACTACCAGTTCGTAGCTGTACATCAAACCCCTTTGTTTTAGCAGGGTCATCGTCAGTATCACTAGGAGTATCTCCTGATGCTGGAGGGTCTACTTGGAAACTACCACTAATAGTATAGTTGTACGTTCCTGCTGTTACATTAGAAGGATTATCTACTGTAACAGTAGTATCAGTAATTTCTGATATAGAAAAAACCATGAAATAAGAGACAGTTAAGGAGGCAGAACTATTAATAAGCTCTTGGGCTCCGTAAAACGTAAATAATGCTGTTCCATCCGCATTATCTAATAGAAAGCCTGTGATAGTATTACCTTCTTGTTTTAAAACTACGAGCTGCCCTAATTCAGGGGTAAAACTTGTTCCATTAAGATAATTACTGCCAAACGTACCGTCAAAAGCAGCATTGCTAAGTGTAGACGTCCATTTCGTAAGATAACCATTAGAATCAATTTGTACGTTGGAAACTGTTGCCGAAAATTCAGCTGTCCCAGGAAGCTGTAGGAACCTAGAATTTTTATCGTTGAAGGTTCCTCTATAGTCTACAGGAATAGTATTACTTACAGTACCAACATTGCTACTGCCAGTAAAAGTTATATTACCAATAGCGTTCCAAGATCCAATAGTATTTTGACTATCATAAAAGTAGGAGTCAGAAATTTCTTTAGCTCTTACATTATTAAAGAATACTGATGCAGCACCATATTGCAAACCACGAATAGGGCCCTCACAAATAGATTCAACCATTTGTATATTTTGCTGAGTAGAGTATGCACTATTTCTGGCTACTACAGGATTTATAGTAATATTTTGATCAAAATCGTACATTTTATTCTCCTACCAGCAAGGCAGTGTCTCCGCCAGTATTTACTCCACTCTTATTAGTAAATATAGTTTGACCAGGAGCAAAAGGATTAATGTGTGTACCAGAAGAAGAAACAATCTTTGACGTTCCTGTTGCTTCCGTGCCTCCCGCCCCAATTCCAGAAGCTATATTAGCTCCTGTATTTGTATAGTAAGAGCCTTGATTTCTTATATCAAAGCTAATTAATTTTCCCGGAACTCTTAAATTACCATATAAAACAGGAACAGGGTCTCCTTCTATAATAGTTTGACCGCTTCCTTGAAATAAATAACTATTATCTTGAGAGTATCCTGCATCTGTTGCAGGATCTGGGGCCATAATTTCAGCTAACCCTGCAATAGCTAAACTTGCTGCAAAACCCGCAACAACAAGGCCTGCTGTTGTTAGTCCTGATCCTGCAACATAAAATAAACTTGCAGGGTTAATAATAATTAAAGCAACTAAAATAACTGCTGCAATAATTTTTAAAGCGCCTTTAGATCCAGCGGGTCTAGGCGAGATATAAAGATCTCCTTTTCCAAGCTTTAAAATAAGCTCTTTTTCTTCTTCAAGAGGATTATCCCCTACTTGACACAAAAAGCCTATTCCCTTTTGCTCACATTCTGCTAGATATTCTCGAAACCCAGGAAAATTACAGTCAAACAATTTTACTGCATCCTGAAAATTATTTACATCCATAGTAAACGTTTTTCCGTATTTTTCGGCTAATTCTCCGTCTAAATGCACTTTTCTTAACATTGTTTTTTATACCTGTAAAAACCTGTGATATAATTTGACCAAAAAGGATAAATAGACTCTCTACAAGACAGTCTGTTTATTGCGTGATGAAAAAATATATCATCGTTTATATATATGCCCATATGATTATTTTTTAAACAATCTACGGAAAAAATTATTACATCATTTTTCTGAGGAGAATCTATTTTATAGAAGCCCCAAGTGTTCATATTTTCCTCAGAAAAATAATCTAAGTCTTCTTTATTGTACCAATTATCTTCAAAAGCGTCTCTTTTAGGTAAGTCCCAAGAAGTAGTTGATACTAAATAATCTCTTGCTGCCTCGAAGCAGTCGGTTACTCCAAACTTATATTCTCTACCATAAAGTTCTGTGTAGTTAGTTTTAGGTTCTAATATATTTAATTCCATGTCGGGATAGGAAAATATATAATAAGGTATCCCTAAAGAATTACAATAATTTATATCTACTTCACTTGGCTCATTACTTGTGTACGGATGGCTATGTACAATTGCTACAATATCTGCTGTTTGTTTAATTTTAAAATAATCTTTAGAACAAATAACAAAATCTTCGTCATTGTCTGCAACATTTTTGCAGGGAAACCATTTCTTTTCGCCTTTTACTACTCCTATTATGCCGCATCCCTCTCTTGGAAGTTCTTTTTGAAAATGCTC